TCATCGCATCACCTGCAGAGAGTGCCAGCTAATTGTGGGCGCGGTGGCCAGCGCATTCTTTGCGGCGCTCACATTCACCTGCACGCGATGAAAGTCGAGCGGCACGTTCTGCTGCATCAACACCATCTGCGGACCGCTATCCGCCGCCATGTAGCAGTCGATTGTTCCGCCCACGGCCGTGCCATCGAGCGAGACGGTGCACTGGCCAAATTCTGGGCCGCTCATCAGAAACAGCTTGAATCCGTAGCCGCGGTACTCGTAGCACGCCCAATCGTTCAGATTGCCGCCGGCTCCAGGGTTGTCCAGTGTGGTAACCGGAACGCCTTGAATGAGCCGCGCGTTAGCAGACCATCCAGGTACCAGGCCGGTGCTGTAGGGCGCGAGTTGCTGATCGCCAAAGTCGTCGAATGGATAAAAGGTGACTGCCTCGTGATCCCAGTCGCTGGGAAATTGAACCATCCCAACTGTCGGCATCTCCTCAAAGGTGACGCTTTGCACGTCCCAGCGATTGTTTGCGGTTTCCACCGGAGTGACCTCGGATGTGAAGCGGCCAACATAATGCCTGCCCGCAAGCCCGAAGGAACCATCCCAGTCTATAAAGGTGAAAAAACCGTTTTCATATTGCTCGTAGTACCACTTCAGCTTCAGCGCAACGGCCAGCGAGCGCCCCAGCCACGATAAGGAAAAGATATGGCCGGTGTTCTGCGTTTCGCGCGACCAGGGCGTCCCGCCCACCGGCTTTTTATGGAGCAGCGTCGTGGCGCGCTTGCGCGTGAACCCGAAGCTGGGATTCATTGAGTCGCCCAGATTCTGATCCCACCCCATCGTCGGATTGAGGATGTCAGTAGCCGGCATCCGCGCCTCCGGAGTTCTCGGAGTAGCTCGCGTTCACGGCCGAGCGAATGACGTGTTTGTTCTGCATGGCCCACTGCACGCTCGATTTTGCGTCCAGAGCGTGAATGTGCAGATCGCCTGTCCAGGCGCTGCCGCTGCTGGAGGTCTGCCGCGCATTGTTGCTCTGCATGGTTGTGCGGTAGGTCGCTGCAACATTGTCCAGGTCCGCGCCGCGCTCCAACGCCCGAGTGGCGCGCTCTGTGCGATCGGCCGTGTTCACGCTTTCGTCCTGGTGCAGAAGTGCGTAGCCGGTGCCAAGCACACGGTCGGTTCCGGATGCGAATTGCGCCGCCGTGGAAGTGAACTGGCTGCGGCCGGCCTTCTGCATGGATGTGAACTTTGCTTCGGCCTGCTGCAGCTCCTTCTTGATGGTGTCGTTGTAGTAGCTGGTGGCGGCAGGCCCCATCGAGCTTGTTGTTTTGCGCGCTTCCACGTCCAGACTCTGCATGTCGCTGTAAGCAGTCAGGTAATCCATGCTGCCCTGTTCGTAGCTGTCCGTGTCGCTCTTCATACGCGGGCGCACTTGCTTCAGATCGTAGACGCGCGCCTTCTCCCGGCCGCCAAATCCAATCGCTCCCACAATTGCGCCGGCCGCCGCGCCGATCGCCGCGCCCATCGGACCGCCCAGGGCCATGCCGAGCTGCATTCCGCTCATGGCGCCGCTCAGTGCGCCTCCCACGCCGCCGTTACCTTCGTAAGCGCTAAAGAGACCCATCGCGCCACTGGCAGCGCCCATTGCATTTGATCCAAAACCACCGCCGCCAAGCATGCCGCCATTCTTGGAGCTGCCTCCCAGCGCACCTGTAGAACCGCCGCCCAGAAAGCTGCTGCCCGCGTTCGTTGTGCTGCTGGATTTTTGGCTGCCGAAGAGGCCCATTCCCTGTTCGGCCAGACCGAAACCTGAACCCACATCGCCCATCGCGGTGCTGAGGGTGTTGCTTTGCGCTGGCGCTGAGCCAGTGCTGCCAATGATGCCGGCGCCCATTCCGCCGCTCAAGCCCGCTTCGGCTGCCGTGCTACCTGCGGCCCCCGATCCGCTTGAAGTCCCGTATCCGATCCCCGCGGTCGAGCCGGATGTGCTGTAGCCGCGCGCGCCGGAATAGGCTGGCCGGCCTGTCGAGCCGCCAAAAGCGACACTCGCGGAGCCGATGTGGATCTGAGCGGTGCCGATAGACAACAAGCCAGCCGCGGCGCCATGCGAGCCAGTCTCCGACTTGCGCGCTGCGCCGGCTTTCGGCGCGCCGGCAATGCGGCCGAAGATGCCATCCATCAAACCTTTGCCGGGCTGGCCTTCGGCAGCGGTTGAGCCGCCAAAATGCACCTGCATGCGCTGCACCATCGCGGCCGCAGCCTGGCCCGCAGCCTTATCGCCCAGATCCTTCAGCGCCACCATCGGATGGTCGAGGCTCTTGAACAGGCTGGTGAATTCGCCGGCCATCTTTTCGCGCGCGGCCTTGGCCGCTTCTACCATCTGCGCGTCGCGCAGTTGCTCGGCCGCCAGCACGCGGCGGTTGTAATCGTCCTGCGAAATCTCCTGCTGCTTCAGCTCTTCGTTGTACTTTTCCAGCCGAGCCTGGTATTCGGCCTGGATGGCCAGTGTCTGCTGTTTCTCGGCAGACATGGCGTGAGCGCGCGCTTCCAGTTCAATCTGTGCGGTCTCGTCAGAGTTGCGCTGGCGCAGTTGAGATGTCTGTTCAGAAGCCCCGGAGTTGATCAGACCCACCCCGCGGTTCAGTTCGCCGATGTGCGCCTGGTACTCCGGTGCATTGACATTTGTGCCATAAAGCTTCTGGTACTCCAAGCGCAATGCATCGATCTGCTTCTGGGCCTGGGCGCGGATCCGCGCGAAGCCGGAGATCTGGTGTTCCGCGCTTTCGTCGGCAAGCTGGTTGATGTGCTGGGTAAAGCCCAGTTCTTCGGCCTGCATCTCCTGATGCGTTTCCAGGTTGGCGGCAGCAATCTGCCTGGCGCGGTTTTCCGGAGTCAGATCCTGGTTGGCGTTGATGTCCGCAATGCGGCCCGCGCCCGTGGCCTGAGTCCTCGCAAGGCCCGTCATGCCGGCCATCGCAGCCGTGCGCTCCATCTTCTCGGTCTCGCGGGTCTGATCCGCCAGCCGCTTCATCTCCTCGTTATGAAACTTGAGATGAATATCGTTGACCGCCTGTGCGGACGTGATTCCCTTCTGCCTCAGATCTTCGATCGCCGCGGATTCCTGCTCGTGGTAAAGCGCCGATCCACGCAGGCCGCTTTGTAGCGCTTCCTCGTGGATGTGCCGCAGCTCCAGTGCTTGAGACTTTGCCTTTTCACCCTGCTCTTTGCGCTCGTTGGCGGTCTCGGCATCTGCCTCGCGCTGCGCGGTTTGAACTGCAAGCCTTTCTTTCGCCGCGCCAGCGTCCGCAGCCACTGGGTTGCCCAGCGCTTTATTTCGAGATACCTCGTAACTGCGCTCCTCGGCGGCTAATTGGATGCGCTTCTGTAGCTCGGCATTGCGCTTTTGATCGGTATTCAGCGCTGCATCGCCCGCGTGGTTGTACTCAATTGTTTGTACGTTCAGCTCGTGCTGCTGTGCAGCCTGCTGGGGCGTGAGTTTATCAACGCCCTGTTGCTTTGAAACGGAAGTTCCGGCAAATTGATGCGCGCCCATCAACATCCCGACGCCAGATCCTATATTGCCCAGGTTGCCGCTGAGAATGCCGTTTCCAACCATTCCCCATCCGGCCGAGTTCGCGCCTTCCGCCGCTGAGCGGTAGCTCCGCGCAGCTTCGGTGGCTTCCCTGATCCGCAGCGTGGTGGTCTCGATCGAATCAGATTTCCAGTAGTCCTCTTCCCTGGTCTTTTCCAGCGTGTCCCGATACGCCTTCGCGGCGTTGTCGAGGGAGATGTAGTTATCCCACAGCTTCTTGGCGCCGCCCACGAGCTGCGTAAAAACCATGGCGCCGATCTGGATGGAGCCCAGCGCAATCAGGCCAGGACCGATCGCACTGATTGCGGCCTGGGTGATTTTGCTCTCGGCAGCCAGGCGCACCATGGCGCGCGGCAGCCGGATGCCAAACTCTTCCGTGAGCAGCCGCGTCTTTTCGACGCTCGACAGCGCGGCGACGCCCGTCTGGTCGAGCGCCGCCTTTGCCTGCCGGCCTGCGGTCGTGGCCCTTCCGCCCACGATCTGCAGTTCATTGCCGAGTTGGCGCACAGATCCCGTGGTTCCTTTTACCGAGGTATCGAACGCGCGGACGCCCTGGACGGCGCCCTGCTCGTCAACCCTCAGCTCGATCTGTACGGCCGTCGCCATCGCTTACTCCAACAAGGCCGGCATCGCATCCGGCGCAACAATCTGCAAATTTACAGGCCGGAACAAACCTCCGAATGTGAGCTGCGTAAGAACAATATCCGCGCCTTCAGCCACCGCCGCGCGCTCTTCCTCGCTGAGCCGCCAGCGCGACAGCATCGGCACTGAGGGCGAGTTCAGATAGACAACAGGCAGAGGCATATATTCGGGCTGATCTTTGCCAAGGATGATTTCGATTGGTTCAGATCCCGGCATGACTGGCGAAACAGCTTCCATCTCAGTGCCTCTTCCTATCGGTTGATCTCCGCCATGCACTCGCGGCAGTTGAGTGCGTGCGGTTCGTTGGGCATGCCGCACCTGGGACACGGCGGGTGTCCAGCTTGGAAGCGATTGCGTTCCCGCTGAAGCACCAGCAAGCCTTCGGCCTCGGCTGCAGTGAGAGGCACATTGGCAATCTCCAGGACCCGTTCCAGCCAGACAAGGTGGCCGATCCAGATAAAGCAGCCGTCTGGAACGCTGCGCGGCGGCAGCAGCGAATCGCGCGCGGCCTGGCGATTCTCCGGAGGTGTGTTTTCGAGGATGCGGTGAATCTCTGCATAGACGAAGCCTTCATTGAAGTACTCGGCGGCCGCGCGGCGCAGCAGCTCGGCGTTCATTCGATGGTGACGTCTTCTTCGCCGCGAAAGAGTTCAAGCGCCGCCTTGGCCTTGTGTGCGCCATCCATCTCCCGCTTGATCTCGTCCACGCCTTCCAGCGGCTTTCCATGCACCGAGTAGCCGTCCACGCTCTCAATCAGATCGTCGTAGATCTTCATGGCGATTGCCTGGTGAGGCGGATAAACGGTGATGCCGTCCTTCGCCGATCCCGTCACCTTCACCCGCGAGGCCTCAAAATTGAAGCGTTTCAGATCGGCAATCGATGGCTGCCGGAAACGGTGCACCAGGCCGGAGAAGAAGAGCGTTTTGCCGCCGACCGCCCAGGTCGCATCCAGAGTCACTTCCACCAGGTCGCAGAGGCTGGGCGTGATGTCCTTGGCTTTGGATACGCCCACGCTGAGCAGCGCGATACCCACGGCCATGCGGTACTTGAGAGGCACAGCCACGCGCCACTCCTTCATAGCGCCGATGTCGCCGTAACCTTCCACGTCCGTAAGAACGCTGTCCACCAGCTCCAGCAGCGCCGAATCGGATTCAAAAACCTGCTCGCGCTGTCCATTCACCTGCAGGGTCTGGTTGACAATGCCCTGGAAGTAGCTGAGCCAGTCGGCGCAGGTCACCCGGCGCAGGTGATAGGTAAATGTATGCTTGCCGCTCTTCAGCGTGATGGAGCGCGGCATGTCCAGCGGCAGCATCGCCTTTTCATTCTCAACTTCTTCAGTCTTTTTCTTCATCGTGCCCTCCAAGGTTCAGCGGTTCAAAAAGAGGGGCGCGCCTGTCCACCGCGCCCCTTGGAGAAAAGCCACTCGCTAGGCCGCAGTCAGGTAGGCCTCATCCGTGTTCTTCACGGTGACGGTGACAGACTCGCCGCCGCCCGCCGGCTGCAGAATCGAGTTCTGATCGAGCTGCACCGTGTAAGCGACGTACTTATCCTGTTCGCCCAGGTCCGCGTTCGGCAGAATGACGTTGGGATAGTCGATCAGCAGGCTTGCCGCTCCGGACTGTCCCGCAATCTTCACTTCCAGCGGCGTCTGGTTGATCATCCAGGTGCGCACGTCCGCAGTGCCATCGGCCGCGATCACCAGCTTCAGCTTGTTCAGTGGATTGCCCAGGCGCACGAAGTATGGCTTGGTGCCGCAGCCCACCGCGCGGAAGAGTTCGAGCTGGTGATCGAAGGTGGCTTCCCAGCTCAGCACGCGTGGCGAGAGCGAAACCGGAGCGCCAACCGGCCCGATCGACACGATGGAGTCGGAGCCGTAGAGGTACTGCGCGGTGGGCAGCGCAGGCAGATCCGCGATCGTCGCGTCGATCACGACACCGGTGCCCAGTAAGGTTGCCTTTGCCATGATGGAGCCCTTGTCGGCGCCGGAGAGCACCAACTGCGAAAGGCAGAGGTCGCTCCACTTCCGCTTCAGGCCGGCCGTGTCCTCGATGTAGGCGTTGGTCGCCGTGGCAGGATCGCCCGTATCCTTCCAGGTGAAGACGTGGGTATTCGGCAGTTGCGGCGGTCCCACTGCGCCGGCGGTGAAGACTTCCGTTCCCAGGCAAAAGGCAAACATCCATCCGGCCAGGAAGTCGTCAAGGCGCGTGTTCAGGTCCAGGGACGATTGCTCGGTAATCAGGCGGCTCTCCGTGGCCATGGAGCTGCCCTTGCCGGCGTACTGATAGTCGGTTTCCTTCTCGTACGTCTGTTTGGCGAAGCCTGATGTCTCAGGCCGCGCGCGGTAGGTGAACGCGGCATCGGCGAGTGCCTCGCCCCACGTTTCCTGAGCGTTGGCGCTCAGCACGATATTGCGGGCGATCGACCTCTGGGTGGTGAACGTCGTTGCCATGGTTGCTCCTTCTGCTCGTGAGAGCGTCGCTCAATTGAGCGGAAATTCCTGAACCGGGTGAATGATGCGCGCCGTGTGGCAAAGCACATTGCCAAAAAAAACCAGTTTCACGCCCTCAACCGTTGGCGGCCCCGACCAGTCAAAGCCGCCGAGATGGCGGTCTGCAAATGCGCCAAAGGTTGCGGTGATAGCGTCGATCTGTGCCTGCCACACGGGCTCCGATACACCGTCCTGAAAACTCATGAAGCCGGTGATGACGATGTTGTGCGTCGCCTTCCATGCCTGCATCGCCTGGTCCAGGGCGGGACTCGCTTCGCGGCTCACCATCCAGGTGCGCACGATCGGCTCTGCCGGGTCCGTAGTTGCGTCCACAAAGAGCGTCTTGAACAGTGCATCGTCATTCGAGAAGCGGATCATCGAGTAGACGTTAGGCCCTACACCCGCAACAGTCTTCAGCAGGTTTGAGACAGCGGTGATTGCGGCGGATGCGCTCATGCCATTGTCCCCGTGAATCCATGCGCCGTGAAAGCAAGCGCCAGCTCATGTTCAAGCACCGGCGCGGCCATCGGTTCCAGCGAATCCAGCGCGCGGGCAAACATAAAGTGCCCTTGCGTGCCCCGCTGGCTCATCTTCTTGCTGATAGCAAAGGCCACGCCCAGGGCCTGCTTTTCATCGTCGATGCCAAACTTCTTCTGCACCCACGGCACAAGCGCCGACGCCGGCGGGAAGTGCGGGCGCGCGCCGGTTTCAACAGGCGCCGCGTACACATTTGCGCCAACATTGGGACTGACGCCGACTATCTCGGTTGCCATCGAAGCATCGCGCACAAACTCTGAGGCGACGGAACTGGCCAGGTTGCCGAAGCAGACCGCAGGCGGAAGACCGTTATAGGGCGTGGCGATGTTCTCCTGCACCATCTCCGCGCCTTTCACGCCCAGAGCCTCCAGGCCCGCTTGCACGCCGGCCTCGTAGGCCGCGCGCATCTCGGGCGCCAGATTCTCTTCTCCGCGGATTTGCGCGCTCCAGGCCATCGGTTACCTCGAATACTTGTTGTGGACCATGCGGTCCACTCCGGAGTTTTGCTCCAGATATTGGTTGCCGATTGCGAAGGCCGGGCCGGTATCAGCTTCGGTTGCGCCTTCTTCGATGCCCATATGGTTGTAATAGCGCTTGCGCAGCGCCTTGGCCACGGACAGCATCTCTGCCGACTTCGAGCGGTACTGCACCACGTCGGCCTGCAGGGTCGAGTCGCCCGTGCCTACATAGAAGCTGGCAAGCCGCTCCGCGCCCAGGCTCGCGGCAAAGTCAACCACCGCGTAGAAGTCCTTATCCGGCACCGTGGATCCATCGGCCAGGTGACGGGCGGACCAGGTGCAGCGCAGAGAGTCACCCGGCTCCGGAGTGTCGAAGTTGATGAGGATCTTCGTCGGCTGTCCGGGCGCGCGATAGATGCGGAAGTCCGAGTCGAGAATGAGCTGCGGCGGCTGCTGGCCGATAGGGAACTCAATCTGTGAGATCACTGAGAAGTTCGGCTCGAAGACCGGCAGATCGTCGCCCTCGCCTGGGGCAACCGGCAGCGGAATGTAGTTGGTGCTGTTCCCCTCGATGTCGCTTACGATCCACAGCGGCGAATCCGCCGAATAACGCTGGATGATTGCGCGCGCCACCAGCGCCGGGAAGATAGTCCCGGTAGGGCCGCCAAGCCGATTGGCGTCATCCGAAAGGACGTTCGGAATCTCGTTGGCGAAGTCCGCTATGGCGTAAGGGAAAGGCAAAGGTGCAGCTCCAAGCTCCTAGCCTCTAGCCTCTAGCTGAGAGCTAGAAGCTAGAAGCTGAAGGCTGTTGTTAGACGTCCACCTCAACGATGTCCAGCAACACAAATCCGGCCTTGGGCACGGTCGTCGCCGGCACGCTGGCCAGGTCAACGGTCACCACGTCGCCGGCGTTCAGCCGGGCGCCGCCAGGGTACTGGTTGGACCCCTTGGTGATGGTTGTGCTCACGGATTTGCCGGCCGCTGCGGCTTTGATTGAAAGCGCGCCCGTGTTGGTAATCGCCGTACCGTTCACGTTCACGACCGCCACGGTTGAGGTGATAGCGGCCTGTGCGGCCACAACCGCCGCCTGGTCAGTCACGACCAGGGCGTCTGCAGCCGTCTTTGCCGCCAGCAAGCCTACGCCGGCAGGGTTTGCCGTATACGCCGCATCCGCGATCGCAGCGGCGGCCGTGTCAGCGGTGAGCGTGGCCTGTGCGGTGGCCAACGCCGTGGCGTGTGGTGTGTCTACCCCGGTGTCGCTGAGGCAGAGCTGTGCGCTCACAATGCGCTGTGGGCGTGGCGAGATGATGGTGACCTGGCCGTTGCTTGCCGCCAGCGGCGCGGGCAGCGGGAGAGTGATGGTGCTTCTGCGGAAACTGTCCTGCATGGGAATCGCTCCTGTTTACTGGAATGCCGGACCGAATTGCTTCGGCCCGGCAGCCGTGGCTGCATTCACCTGCAGCGGGTGCGTAAGGCAATCGCGCCGGCTAAGCCCTAGCCGGCTACGACGTTCTTGCCCACGCCGCGGAAGTCGATGATGGCGCCGTTGAACACCATCTTGACCTTGTACTGCAGCTCATCCATCGTGAACTGGGTGCCGATCGTCGGCTGGTTGGCCAGGAAGATCTGCGGGTTCTCGATGCCGTCGAGGAAACCGATCTCAAGGAACGGAGCGTTTTCCTGCTTCGTCCCGTAATACCAGTCGTTGGCGTCGGTCAGTTTCTCGTTGACGTAGATGCGCTCGTTGTTCACGCCGAAACGCTGGAAGAATGCGTTCGACCCGGCGGTGTTGGTCTGGTTGATCTGGCGCGCGGTGGCGGCCAGCGCCGGGGGCACCATGAGCCAGTCGAGCGGAAGCCCCAGCGGTTCACCGGAGTCCTTCTCGGTCTGGGTCAACAGCGCAACCTCGGCCGTGATCAGAGCGTCCTGCGTGAGAGCCACGGCGCCCAGGTTGTAATGCCCGGCGTTGAACCAGGCCACAGAGTCTCCGGTGTAGTTCGGGTTGTTGGCGAAGAACGACGTGATGTAGTTCTTCAGCGTCCAGCGGCCGGCCCGCGCCAGGCGGCCGGGGAAGCGTGCGATCGCGCCCAGGTCGTCGTTGCGGATCGTCTCCTCGGAGATCGAGAGCAGGTTGCCGCGCTTCTGTACCTGGTAGGTCACCAGCTCGTCGGTAGGCGGAGCAATCTCCGTATATCCCGGCGCGCCTTCGTTCACGATCGGCAGTTCGCCGAAGTATCCTTCACGCACGCGATCCTGCAGTTTGTAATCGCTGATGGATGCCTTCGTGTACAGGTTCGACAGGCCGTCGAGCGCCAGCTCCGCCCAGTCCTGCAGCAGCCGCTTGGTCATGCTGTTGAGCAGGATGTTGGGGAAGTCGCCGGTCAGCACGGCTTCCGACGCCAGCACATGGCCGGTGAACCCGCCGCCGCCGCCGCGGAGCCGGTCAAGGTTCCAGTCGCCGGTGATCGTCTGGTAGGCCTCGCGCAGCCCGCGGAATGCCGGGACGCCTTGGGTCATCGACGCCTTGACGCCCACGGCCGCTTCCATGGCCAGGGCCAGCTTGTCGGCGCTGTCCAGCGCAACATTCACCGCCGGATGGATACGGCCAACGGTGTTGAATGCGGCGAACGCGGCGCGCACGCTGGTGATCTCCGCGTCGATTTTCTCCTGCTTCAGGTCAGCCTCGGCGACCAGGGCGGACTCCAGGTGAGTCCGCGCCAGATCCTGCGCCGGCTTGGGCAGCTTGGATGCGACAAGCGAGGTCTCAATGCGGTTGCGGCTCTGGATCTTGTGAGCCTCGGCAAGCTGTGCGGTGGCGGCTTCAGCGGTTACCACTGCGGCTGCGGCCGCGGCGTCTGGCGCTTCGGTCAAGGCGGTGGTCACTGTTTCCATGAAGACCGGATAATCGGCCTCCGCGGTATTGGCAAATTGCAGGCTCAGCTCGGCGCAGCGCGACGCATTCTTCTGCCGAAGCGCTTCGAGCAGTCGAAGAATGGACTTCTTCATTGGAAATGCTCCTTCGGTAGCGCTGGCAGCGCCGCCGCGGTTGGGGCGATTGGGAACAATCGCGGTGGTTGCTGCGTTGACGGCGCGTAGTTGCGCCGCTGAAATATCGTTGGCCGCAAAGCTCGCGGCGGTCAAAAACTCGCCGCCGGCTCCGGCCCGTGCGCAGAGATCCACGGAGTACAGCGTTCCGAGATCCTCCGCCACCAGGCACTGTTTGCCTTCGACCACGCCAGGCTTGTAGCCCACAGATGCCAGCATGGAGACGGCAAAGTTGTTGATCGTGCGCTTCTCCCGCGCCTCGTCCAGCCTGGAGCGGAGCGCAGCCTCGGCTGTGAAGAGGTTGACCGTCGCGATCGCGCGCTGGCCGTCAAAGGCTCCGCCCTCAAGCCAGCCGGCAATACGGTCCGGATCGGTGGCGCCCGTTGGATCGGGACCGCGCTGATCGGGATGCCGGCGTCCGAAAGGCTTGCCGTTCAGCGCCTCGGCAACAATCGCCACAAACGCCGGCGGATAGTAGTGAGGCGCAGATGTGCCGTTGATGGCGCCGTTGCCCCAACCGGCCTTGAGCGCGCCAATCTTGTATTTGCCTGACTGCGGCTGCGCGTCGCCCTCTGCCGCGATAAACTCGCAGGCCTCAGCCACCGGCACATATGCCGTGGTCACTTCCTGGGCGTCGCCGAAGTCCACCTCGTCACCCTTCATGGTGTACGGGATGCGGTAGAGCTTCGCTTCCGGACCGCGCGCGATGATGTAATCGTTGAAGGTATCGCAAAGATAGAAGCGCGAGCATCCGTCCATGCCCAGGCCGAACTGCTCGCGCAGAGCCTCATTGAGCCGGGACTGCTGCTCGTCGAGCGAAAGCTCGGCGCCGTCCGCTTCCGCTGTAAGCATGAATCGAATAGGTTGCTTCATTTCAGCCTCATTTTCACTGTTGCCGCTGCCCCTTTTGGAGGCAACGGCAACAGCGGGGTTAGTTGGGATAGCTGCTACTACTTCGTCGTCTTCTTGGTGTCCTTCGCCGGAGGATCGGGCGGCGCGGACTCAACGGGGAAGCTGTACTTGTGGCCGTCCGCAGTCACGCATAAGCGGGTCTGTACATCGCCCACGGTGCGCGTGGAGCGGAGCAGCACCTGCCAGGCCGGCAGCGCGTCAATGTCCGCGGCCGACTTCGGCGCGGTCACGGCGAGCAGCGCGTTCGCGGCCTTCTGCGCCGCTGTGCGCTGTGCGCGGGCATTCCCTGGATAGTCGTTCTGGGCTTGCGCGAACGCCTTGTTGTACGTGTCGATCCACTGCTGTTTGGCCTCTGCGGGCAGGTGCGCTGGCGCAGGGGGCGTGGTGACGGCCGAAGCCGTACTCAGGTTGGCTGTTGCGATCGAAGTGTTGCCCATGGAAAGTACCTCACGCTGCTTTGGTTGAGACCGAGAGCCCGTAGCTCTTGAGTAAGTCGCGCTCCTGGTCGGTGGGTTTCAGTTGATCGGCACTGAGCGCCGGGTAGAGAAGACAAGAACAACCGATTGTGTTTTCCGCCGAACCGTTGGGGTCGCGCGGAAATTGCAGCTCTTCGCCGCCCACAAGAAAGGGCTCGTCAGGCTTGCGTACTTGGCCATTGGCGAGAATATGGGAAATGCGCGGCACTCTTGCCACTGGAATATGCCGCCATCCTTTACCTAAGCCAGGATGATGAGGGGCCAGATCATTTATCCGGGCCATGGAAACCACCGACTGCAGGCGCCTGATTTCGTTAAGGGCTATTGA